CACCAAGAGAAGAAATACAGGATATGAAACCAGCTGAAGAAGAAGACGAACCGGCCACAAGTGAAACAGGTATAGCAAACTTTTTCTTGAATAAACTGAAAGAAGCGGATCGTCGTTTATTTGATTATACAAAGTCGCATCCATCTTTAAAGAGATATGTAAGTAAATGTCAACCTACACACGGTCGTCAACCAGCTGTATTATCGGAACAGCAATTTCAACGAATGCAGGAAGAATATGCGGATGATTCTATTTATTTCCAGATTTTTCCATTAGATCCTGGAGATCCAGAAAAACCTCCTGGAGTTGTTGAGAAAGATTATGTCAGTGTTCTACGATATGGTACAACTCCGCAGAATCAGAACTATTATATTTGTTGCCGTTATTTTTGTACAAAAGATGAAATAATGATACGCGATGTTGATCTTGAATCTACTGTGATGCGTAGACCTAAGGGGGCTGAAAAACGCCCAGGAGAGTGTCCTTTTTGTAGAGGTAAAGTTATTGGATCGCGTCGTGCACCAAAACCAGGTGAGACAATCCTACAGAGAGAAGTGAAACCAAGAACAGAACAACGCCATCTTTTCATTCGTTTTTTGAAAAGTACTCCACACCCAGAGGGATTTTATCTCCCCTGTTGTTTTCTTGATGAAGTTCCTATTAAGCTTACTGATCCAGCGTTTGATAAGATGAAAACATGGGGTGTTGCGCCCAAGACGGCTCCTTTAAAGATAATAGGGCGCGCAGCGGCTGCAACGTTTCTTGAGGATGAAGAAGAAGCTGCTGAAAGACGTGCCGCGGAAGGCCCTCGTGAAGGAGACGCAGGCCTACCTATTTTTGATTATTACGTAATGTTAGCTGGTGTAACAAGAAAATATATTATTGGAGCTGAAAAACTTCCTCTTGAAGTAAGCACTCTTATGGGAAAAGGACACGGAGAGGCACAGGTAGGCCTACTTCCTCCTGTACTTGATACATATTTTGAGCAGGATCCTACACAACTGGTGAGTCGCACATTTAATCCTCAAAAAATCAAAGATGGCGGTACAGGATTTCTGCGTGTAGCAGTAGAAAATCGTGTGCGATTTCAAAAGGATAGTTTTCTGGCGGCGATTGCTCCTTTTTTTGCATTGAATACAGCTCAACAAATGAAAGAGCTTCTTCTTGAGAAAATCACACCGCGTGTATTTTTATCCTTGAATTATGGTAATCTGGCATTAGAATTCTATGATCCTGCGAATTCCATTGTGGATCGCCCAACAGATTCAGAGCTTGATACTTGGGCGTCTGAAGAACTTGATGTAGATCTTCACAGTGAAAATAAAGAGGCAATTATGCGTGCTTATATAAGTCATACAACATTTGAAGCGTGGTTGAAATCAGACAAGACAAAAAAGGAATTCAGACATTTTGCTCTTACACTTGCCCAATCCAATCTTATTCGTAAAATCGGGCCTGGTATTACATTTATTGTTCTAGATATGCAGAAATCAGGAAAAGTCTCCGTTCGTTGTCCGCCATTTGGCTACAACGCAGAAATAATGTCAGGAAATAATATTGGATTTCTTCTTCATCATTGGTCCGGAATTTGGGAGCCCATTTTTTATGTTGATAATCGCCCTGTAGAACAAAGAGGTGTTGATATATTTTCATTAGTATTCCAAATGGTAAACTCGCAGCGTTGGCCTCCTATTGTGCGTAAACGCCTACAAGAATATATGGCACAATGTAGTTCTGGTGGTCGTGCCGCCTATACATCTCAAAGTAAAATAAACCCTTCTGCCATAATTCCCGCCAGTGCTGCGAATCGTATTCTCAGACAAGATAAACGTATAAGCTTAGAAGGTGTTGTACGCGACGCCTATAATCATCTTGCGGCACTAGTCTATAAAGATACCGCTAATCCAGGACAAGGATATATAGCAGTTCCAGTAGTAGATGATGGAGAACTGATTATAAAACCCCGATTAATTTTGGACTGGGATGATCGTTCTTTTAAGCGCGCCCCTGTTGATCACGTCATTAAATTCTATAAAGATTATATTCAAACCCGTTTTTCTTTATATCCTGGTTTTTCTCCTATTCGTATTGTAAAGGGACGTCACAGTGGTATTATAGAGGCACTACAACTACGTAATGGCTTATATGTACCGGCGGGTCCGGCATCACCTGAACAAGAAGAAGCTGTTGAACAAATGCCATCAGTAGTTGTAGATGAAATGGAATGGAGTTTAAATCGTGAAATTTCTTTAGAAGATAAAGAACTAGAAATTCCTGGCGAGAAATCACGTATGCAAATAAAAGAGTTTAATGAAATATTCGAACATTTGCGATTGACATTTTCAAACTGGCTCGCAACAAAAGAAGAAGGTGGTTCTTTTAGAAATGTATTAGAATATATTATTTTTTCACGAAAGTTAGCATTAAATGAAAAACGGAAACGCCTAGTAATGCTTTTGATTCACGAGATTAATGACTGGATTACAACTGATTTTATGGAAGAAGATAAAAAACGCCAACACGAAACATCATTGCTGCGTGTCGACTGTCATATTCGCAATGAAGACGCGTGTAATGGCAGATGTGTATGGAAACAAGATAAAGAGAAATGTCTTTTACACGTTCCTAAACAAACAACGTTGGGTGAAAGTGAAACGAAAGTCTCTGCCCCTAATGTGCTCCTTTTACGTCTTGTAGAAGAACTCTTACGATATGGTGAACGGCGGCGTCAACTTCTTGAACAAGATGTTAGTCGTTTGGCAAATCTGGAAACGCCTATTACTATTAATGGTAATCAGCGTATATATCCAGAGAAATCATTAGCGTGGGATGAACTACTTCGTCTTGAATGGGCGTCACCACAAGATGAAAAGCCGCGATTTTTTGAAGAAATGTCAAAAGAAACAGGGGAAGCTCCCCCTCTAGCAGCTCAAGAAGAAACTTCTGAACTACCGCCTAGCCTTCAACTTGTTCTTAATGGGGGGCCAGACCCTGACCCTAAAACAGGTGCGCTCCGCCTATTTCGTGGTTCTTTTGAGACACTATTAGTATTACTTGGCCTAACACCTCGGCAACTCTCTATAGGAGATGATACGACAGCTCTTACAGAAGAAATATTACGATCACTGGTTCATTCAAAAACAAAGCCCATTATTCAGATTAATTTAAAAGATGATCCGCCATCTATTTTAGCACGAAAACCAGTTCGCCCAAGTGCCCCAGGTATTCCTGTATTTATTATCACAGAGGACGGCCCTGCGTTTCTACTTCGTTCTCCAGCAGATCCTCAGTTTTTATTGGAATCTGATATGCCACAAGGACTTCTAGCTATTCTAAATGGAGCAAAACGTTTGGCAGCTGTGAAAAAACCAGGGGCGGCAGGAAAATCGGCGTAAGGCGCCAGTTCAATCTGTAAACCCATACTCGCCTGTACTTCCACACACTTTTTTCCCACCAGATTGTACTACTTGTAAACGTTCTGCGATCATTTTATTTACTTCATCATCCATTCTATTGAGCCTATATCGTTTGAAATTATCATTGTCTGGATGAAAGATCATAATATACATATCGCTGATTTTTAGACCATAGAAGGTTTCTAAGAACCAGCGATACACATTTAACTGTAAAGTATAATGCCAATAATTCGCATCAGGAAGATGCGAGACAGGTCCAAACCCAGTACCGAAATTATTTTCCTTCTTGATTTCTTTTGAACGTTTCCAGTCATATATCACATAAGAATCGTCAGATTTACGATAAAAGACCATATCTATTGAGCCGGCGAGTTTATGTTCTTCACTCCATACTTCCCACTCACTTCTATATGGAATAAGATCCTTTTTAGCTTCTTTCCAGAAATTCATAAAATAATGCCATTCTAATGTTTCAAGAACACCCGGTTCAATCAGTTCTTTATGACCGTGAAGATATTGTTCAATGGCAAGATGCATTGCCGTACCTGCTTCGGATGCATTCGCCCCATTTTGATTCCATTCTTGTTTAATCTGTGCTGCCGTCTTTCCATAGTATTTATTTTGAGGCCATTTTGGTGAGGACATCATTTTTTTAATCACAGCATCCGCATCAAAATGAGGAAAGAAATCGTGAAGAAACTTTGTACACGATATAACTCCTTTAGAGCTTCCATTTATAGTATATACGTGTGTAGGTTCGTCAAACTGTATATGATCATCTCGCGGATGTTTATTTTTAAATGATAACTCCTGCCAAGATTGTGGCATATACTTTGTATTCTATTCTATACTTTAAGCGCGTTTAATTTTACAATAGAGATTTCTTATCTATAAATAAATGTCACGAACTGTTTACATGATTGCTATTAATGACTGCGTTGAGGCTGCCTATATTTATGGTGTTCCAACTCTTCCTGAAATTCCTCGCACGGTATACGGATCATATACGGATGCAAAAAAAGCGATTATGGAAGTTGTTTCTAAATTTAAAGAATTCACTCCTGTTGCCTATGGAGATGCTTATCCTTATGAGAATACTACGTTTGACAAAGAAATGTCTCAAAAGGAGTATGCTCTGATTGGATGGGTATCAATAGCTGACCCCGATGATGAGGAAAGTTCTGTGCGTATTCCTATTGGTTTATTGAAATTTGCCTATTCAGGATAGCCAGCAAGACTCATCAAAATCTTACCAACTTTATTATCACCTTCAATCTCACCTGTATTTCTATCACGTTTTCCACCTAGATTGGTGGTGGCCCCTGGTGTATAATAAAGTAAATATTTTCCCTGGTTACGCGCTGTCTCAACGATTTTGTGAAAGCGTTTATCCAGTTTCCATCGTTGTGAGAGTGCTTCTTGAAGGACTTTATCCTTTTCTGTAGCCCATTTGGCTTCATCGACGATTGCGCGGTTCTTTTTAAGAGCTAAAGCACCCATAGCAGTTTTTACAGCCGCAAGTTCTGTTTTCATAAGTTCATAATCTTCTTCTTCGGATAACTGTTTTGTGCCACCATTTGTCATACCGAGGCGGTCATTTAAGAATCGTTGATGAATCGTTCCTTCACGACTGAAGATTGATACGGCAAGTTCAGGTTTATTTGTAGCACGCTTGGCCCGCATACCACCAATGTAATGCTCCATTGTTGGATATATCACATCATCATCCTTTATAGGAAATGGTGAGCCTGGTGCGAGCCAACGAGCTGCTCCGAAATCTTCAATACCAAGAATATCTTTTGATGCTGGTGCATCCATATAGAACTGAAAGACTTCTCCTACTGCATATGACTTTTTCGCAGCTGGATCAGCGGCAGGACCTTGAGCTACAGCTACTGTACGGGCAGGTGGTAGAGCGTTAGCACGAGCGTTAGCGGGTAGAGCGTTAGCACGAGCGTTAGCGGGTAGAGCGTTAGCACGAGCGTTAGCGGGAGCGTTAGCGGGTAGAGCGTTAGCAGCAGCACCATTAGCAGCAGCAGCATTAGCAGCAGCAGCACCATTAGCAGCAGCAGCACCATTAGCAGCAGCAGCAGCACCATTAGCAGCAGCAGCACCATTAGCAGCAGCACCATTTGTAGCAGCACCATTAGCAGCAGCACCATTCGGCTTCGATTTTGCATTTTGAATCGCAGTAGCAGCAGCAGCTACAGCATTTGCTTTTGAGCGCGCACTAGCAGCGCGTCCCGCATTTACAACAGGAGCATTCGCAGAAGGAGCATTTTTAACCTGATTATTTGATTCAACTTCTGCTACAGCCATTGTTTCCTGTCGCTTTCTTCTAAAGATAAACCACCGATTTAAGAATGAAAATTCTTTTACACCATCGCCCATTTTAAAGAGAGTACCCTTCTTTTTAGCCATTTCCCACGAGACATCAAATGTTGCAGATGAGTTCACCATTCCTACTGTCTTGAGCTCATCTCCTGTGAGTAGTTCACAACCGATTAGTCGCATTTTATCCTCTAAAAGTCTAAATGGCACAAGAAACTCCTGATGTGGTGCCCCAATAGAGATAAAGTTGACATCAATAGGAAGTCCAAGCCCACCATCTCCTTCAGGAATATCTTCTACATCATATTTCCGTGTGATTTCCCAAAGTAATGTACTACCTTCTTTTCCAGACTTTGATTTTCCTACAGGAGTTTCACGAAGTAAATCGAATACTTTCTGGCCATCAAAACAGCATCCAATAAAGTATCCACCTACTTTTAAAGTCTGTGATAGATTTTCTAAAAAGCCATTTAGCTTTGAAGAGGATTCAAAGAAGTAATGAATCGCAAACATACACGTAATACAATCTGCCCCCATTTTGAGCCTAGATGCCCCAACTTCCTCAACATAAGCAGGCACAGAACCAACTGGTTTCACCTTTCCAAAGACTGAACGAAGTATGTCTTTTTCCTGTTCATTATTTCCAGCAGAACCGTCAACCAGTGGCTTAGTAGAATCAGCAATTGCAAATACCATTGGTGGTATTTGTTCAAGTCCACCTCGTTCAATCGCCACATTCATATATCGTGTATAAGCACTGTCTTTCGAATCCATAATATTCTTTGCAGCATAGTCAATACCCAATACAAACTCTACTCCTGCGCGCATCCAGTTATGAAGATCACCTGCCACACCGCACGCTGTATCAATAAGTGTCTTACCTTCTCCTGAAAGTCCAACTCGATACAGAATCTCTCCACGAATCCAACGTCCGTGAAATTTCTTCATACCTTCAACAATACTTTCATCAATAGCAGGTTCTTCACGGTCAAAATATTTACGAGCAGCTCCCGATGTATCGCGGTGAACGGCACTTATTTCTTCTTCCGTGGCTTGTTCAGCACCTGTTTTAATCATTGAAGTAGTAACAGGATCGTGAATACTATTCCAAGTATCCTCTGCCACACCTTCAGAGTTCAACGTACGACTAAGTGTACCACGTTGAAGACGTTCCGTTTTATCCATACGAACACGCAGAGGTTTCCATCTCCATCCAGGCGGCTGTGTAGGATCATACGCCATTTCTACAATGGTTTTGTCCTGAATCGGTTCTTCACTGTGTTCCGTCATAATGTACTCTTCTCCCGTATCAGGATCACTCTTCACTGGTAGACGACAAATAGATGCCATTGGATCAGGAAACTCCTTGGGCGTGAAGATGACAGGTTTATATTCTTTTTTTCCACGAGAACCATATGGAGTGCGATCACGCCGTGGAAGCTCCCGCCGATTCAAAATAATGTCACGTGCGTTTTCATCATTTGAACCAACATAGAGACGAAGTGTTTTGTAATTTACAGTCTCACCTGTAGGGCCGGGTTTTATACCAGAAACAATCTTATCTTGTGTTTTTGAGCCCGTTTTCTTTTCCGTAACTACGAGAAAGTCAACTGTATTATCGTGCGCAGGTTTCCATTTCAGTTGTTCCCAGAAAGTGGCCGCAGGTTTTTCTGGAAGTGGCATTGCATTTGGTGTAAAGATGAGGCCATCTGTATAATAAGGTCTAGCTGCCGTAAGAATACGCGCAGCCATACGAAAGATACTATCATTTCCTGCCTTGCCGAAGAAGAATTCTTTGGAAGCCACTTGGAGCTTTGTAGCAGGCGTGATTCCTCCAGCCATTATTTTTGGCCCATCATCTTTATTCCAAGTAGACACCCACGCTTTTATCTGAAAATGCCGACTATCTTCAGCAGGTGGAACGGGAGGCGGGACTGCTCCTTCTTGTACGGGCATTGTTGCACCCGCCTCAAAAGGGAACTGACTGACATTTCGTTTATCCGTGGCATAAAGAATATCAAATACAAGAAACTGTTGTATTGGCTTTGGAGGGCTATCATTTGTTTTTGTTACCCATTCACCATCTACAAGAGACAGACGTAGAGCTGTATTACGTAATCCAGTACGATACACATTCATACCCATATCAATCAGAAATAAATCTCCTTTAGAGTCTACAAAACCCATACATCTGAGACCATCAGCCTTATCCGTTACATTATATCCGTCACGAATGTTAGGTGTATTTGCCACTCGCTCTTTTACAAAGTTTTCTTTACGGAGTGTGCGAAGGGCAGGGCCACGAAAGAGATCTGTACCAGTAAGATCTTTGTAGGCAGCAAGAACTTTCTTGCGTGTATCTTTGCGAATAAGTACAGTGTTCTTTTGAATACCGCGAAGAACTTCTCCTACACCACGAATAAGACGTTTCGTGGCAGATTCAGGTGTATCATCCGCCTTATGAAGCAGCTCCACTTCAATCTCATAGATTGGCTGACTCATCATAATATCTTGATCACGAAAGGACCGTTGCCATTTGAATTCGCCACTACGGAGTTTCTGAGTTCCGCGGACGATTGACATATCAATACGAACTCCATCCGCATCAAATGACCAACGACGAATCATACGGAATGCTTTGCGCTGTTGTACCCAGGAAGAAAAGAGTTTTTTAACAGAGGCATCATCGTGTGCCATATTACGCTCACGACGAACTTTGATGCGTGTATCATAGTCTTCCAGATCAATCTGAGAATCGGCAGTTGCGCGATCTTTAATCATAACTGTATAGGGTTTGCCAGCCATTGTATCATCGTGGCAATAGGCTTGAATGATACCAAGACTATTCAGAGTAAACCGTACGTGTTCCGGGGTGATAACTGTTAGGCGATCTTCTTGAGGAAGAGAGGCATATCCTTTTGCACGAAGACGTTGTGCTACTGCAAGAAAAGTGACTGCGTCAACTTCTCCTGTTGCTCCAAAGGTAGTTTCGAGTTCGTAATCGGGATGTGCAATCCATTCTTCCACTTTTTTCCGAATATTTTCGGCTTCGGCTGAAAAGAGTTCCATGAGGGCCGAGTTCTAATAACTTATATAGCTTTACCTTTGGGTATCCAAGGGCAATTTTACTATCCGCCTAATTTCTGTTTTTTATAATAAACATAATAATAATAAGTAATGCCATTGCAATAATCGCTAAATTCACAATAATATTTATACTAGATTTAATAGTTTCTTTTTCCGTTGGTGGTGACCAGGCAGATGTACAAGTACTATTAATACAATTCCTACTCAAACAGTCGGAGTCAGACCAACATTGTTGGCCATCTGCGAGATTGCGTGATAAATAGGAATCGGAAGATCTTGGAGGAGCATATCCATTTTGATCAAGTGTCTTTTTAACACGCGTTGATTCAAATAGATTGGGATTTGGTTCATCTATCTTTTTTCCTTGATATCCAGCAGCTTTTAACAGAGAATCAAGATATGTATCAGTTGGCTGTTCGGAACTAACTATTTGTGTCGGCCAATCCATATAACCTTCTGTATTCTTCAAAATGAATAATACTACGATTATGAGTGCTGATATACCCAGTAGAGGCATTTATAATATAAGCTTAGAGACCATTTGATGCAGTCACGCGTAAAAGAGTTCTCATACTTAGCTGAAGATAAGCCTTTGTCTTATCTGATACATTTGGACCATATATGTAGTCGACTTGCCCGTTAACCGCGGTCATAGCATAGCCAGTATTTGCTAACTGAAATGGTGCAGTAAGAGTATCAAGATTATTATAAGGGCCTATGGTATTTCCCACATCAATCCACGCCGGTAGTATCCAATCGCTAAGTGCTACACGAGTTCCATCAGAAAGACGGAGGGCTACAACATTTCCATCGACGGGGTCGCTAACTTCAGACGCATACACTACGCCAGTATTAGGATTCATCCACCAGGCGGTAGATTTCGTGTCCAAAAGTGCCTCGTAGATTTCGTGTGAAAGAATCTGTGCTACAGTGGGCTTTGTGCGTGTAGGTTCATATAAAACTGCCCCTCCTTCATCTAAAATAGTTTTAGCGAACACTTTTACAGAAGGTAAATCCCCTACAAGTGTATGATATCCGACAGTGCCGCTAATATCAGTATAATCCATAATATATACTACTAAGCCAGATGTCGGAGCTGGAGATGTTTTTGGTAAAACATTGGCTGTTGGTTGAATAGTACCATTTATTTTCCAGTCGTGGCTAAACTTTGGTAAAACAAGATTTAGCGCAGCTACCATTTTAACAAGGTCTGCGTCTGAAATACACGTACTAGAGTTTTTTACATAGATCACCGGAATTGACATTTCTGAATACACTTCTGAAAATTAAATTTATACCAATGGTACTAACTATTACTCCAGTCGTAAAAACTTACGCCCAATCTTACTAGTTATAAACATGGCAAATCCGGAACCAACTTGAGCATAAAATAATGGAGTTCTTTTTGTACAACATAATAAATACAAGGATAACACAGTAAAAACTAAGAAACTGAGCCAGAATAACTATGTATAACTATCCATTATCTACTATCTAGATAAATAAAAAATGGTCAATCTTAAAACTTCCCCAATGCGGCAATAGCTTCTGCGCGACCTAATGCCGCCGCCCAATCAGCTTTTTTCGGTTTATCAAGACGTGGACCGAGCCCAGTTCCTCGCTGCATCATTTTACTTTTAATATCTTCTAATGTTCCCTCTGCTTCAGGCCAATCAATCTTCCATCCTTCACGCTCTCGATCACACACCCAAGCCGCAATGCCAATACCTACAGAGCTTTCAGATTGTGCGTGAAGAACAGCACGAGAACCAGTAGTGGCACCCCATATGGGTAACTCTGTAGACCAAGTACGCGGGTCTGTAGGAAAAAATCGCACCTTTTTATTCGCCTCATCTACTGAAATCTTCTGGTAGCCGAATAGTGCGCACATACCAATATCAAGCTCGTGTGTATCCATTGGTGGTGATACGGCTGATGTCTGTTGGGCAGCTACTTGCTCAAGAATCTTCTTGCGATGCCATTTAATACCGCGTAACTCACTATCAGCGCGCTCAGTGATTTTCAAAATCATGTCACGAAGAATCGTACGTCTTACTGCGGGTGTAGCGGCACGAAACTCAGGATCCGTTTTCCAAAGATATAAACTAACAGGTCCAGGTGGCTCTAAAGGTGTTGGTGACCATCCCCCAGGAAGAGTTGCAGGCGCCTCAACACCTTCTTGAGTATCTGATACAACAGCAATCTCTATCGGAATCACTTCGCGCATCCGATGGGGATTCTTTTCTGCCCACGATTGAATTTTTTTGAGCACTTCCATTTCCTAAGTATAATTTGTATGAATCCTTTAGTCCCTTCCAAGCGCTTCCTGTGCCTTGCGCTCTTCTTCTTCACGTGTTGCGAAATCATCACGTGTTTTATGACAAAACTCCATAAACTTTTGTATTTCAAGAAATATTTCTGCCGGAAGCTTACATAAATCAAAAAATACACCATTGCTATTTTCGCTAAACTCGGCTTTAGACGTTTTTAGAATGCGATATATTTCTTCAAGTTCTGACTTTGATAATGTACGTATTTCATCTAATAACTTTTTACGTTCATCATATTCGGCAGTTGTTAAATTTGCAGCTGAGGCACTCATTCTAACTTATTTGATACCTTCAAAGGATGTAAATGAGCGCAGAAGTTAAAGTTCTTTTGCAGCTAATGCCGCTGCAAGATTGTCGTCTTCGTCTGCCTCTTCAGCTTCTTCTCCAGCTTCTTCTCCAGCCTCTCCAGCCTCATCAGCCTCTCCAGCCTCTCCAGCCTCTCCAGCCTCTCCAGCCTCTCCAGCCTCTCCAGACTCTCGAGCCTCATCCTCCTCATTAATAATATTCAACCCAGATTCAACATTATTTCCAGGAGCCCCAATCGTATTTGCAACTTTCTTTGGCTCCACAGCCTTCTTTCCAGTTGAAGACCGGAATGTTCCTACACTAAGAATGTATGGATCATTTACTTGAAACCGCGACTTTTTTATTTCAACTTCTACTGTTTCGCCAATCTCTACACCTTCAAATGCCTCATCGCCAATATGAAGATCGCGGGGAATAATTACACGAATCGCATCTTCATATGAAACATACATACCCATTTTATTTTTTCTTATAACTTCACCTTTAATAATAGTACCATCTGAAGGATTCAAAACAGTTCCTTCAGCTTGTACGTGGAATATAAAACTTCCCGTAAAACGCCCCTTTTCAAGACTACCCATTGATCGCGACAATACTTTTATAGTTCCAGGAACTACATATCCGTGGCGTGAACATCGCCCCTCTAAACGTGCCTGAAGTTTATCTCGAACCCTATTCTCAATAGATTCAATCTTATCTCTCATATCCTTTGGAGTAAGAACAACTTGTTCCTCAAAAACCGCTATGTGTTCCATTCTGTACCTCCCTATCAGTGTAGGATATCCTCAATTTTAAGCAGGCACTATTTACTACCTTTATGATTTGTCTTTAATGCTGCAATAGGCCTATAAAAATATCGCAACCCACCCTTTTCCGCCTGCATAATGTCCATCCATCGTAAAATAATATTTTTAAGAGCACACGCTCGTACAGCATTCTCAAATTTCCGCGTTTTGAATTTTTTCCCATTTTTAATAGCATATTGTGTAGTACGTTCAATATCTTTTATTTTTGGTTTATCAGATTTTGTCCCACCCGATTTCGCAACCGCTTCCGTGCGTTTAAGAGCTTTTTCATCAAGATAATCATCTGTAAGAATAAATTTCGGATATCCTTCTCGTGTTAATAATTCTGCTATATCTTTTAGCATCCGAATATGAAATGAAATTGTACTAACAATAGAACACTCACCACCCTTTTCAGGATTTGTACCAGGGGGGACTGGGCGTTCATTTGTTTTAAATATAAGACGCCCTTCTTTCGCCTTATTCACAATAAATCCATAAATACTTCCAGTAGTCGTATTATTTGCTTGTAATCCATTAAATGGATCTGCTGGATTTGTATCAAATAAACGAGAGATTGCATCAGAACAAGCCGCAGCTCCACACGTGTAGCGCAGTGTACCATTTGTAACATCTACTGTCCGAAATGCTTCTGTACCTCCTCTTTCAACAATCTGACCTGCTGATTTTGCCACAGATGTTGCCAATGTATCTTTACTTGAAAATAGTTGAATTTGTTCATTTGGGCGTAAACTTTCATCCCATACCATTCCCAAAAGTACATTTGATAAGGTCGTACGATATTTTTCTTTTTCATCATCTGTATACATATCATCTTGAGTAGACACTTTTTTAGCTGTTTGAATATGATCATATAACCAATTTATCATAATAAGTTGATCATTTTCTCGAAACTCAGAATCCCCTTTATAGCGGTCAAAAATTGCCTTTTGTAGTTGTTCAGGTAAATCTGCCAATGGTGCTGTGCCATTAGAAATCGCTATAGCCCATTCCTTAATATTTCTCCAGTAGGCAGTAAGTGTTCCTTCTACAGGCGCATCTACGGGGGCAGCTGGTACAACTTCTTCTTGAGTGGGTGCGGCAGTTGTCATTTTTGTAGGTTCATAGGAATCTCTTTTTACAGGAACTTCTGCTACACGTAATGCAAGTGGAATACGGACATCAGATAAGTAATCAGGTTGAAATATGTAATAACCATTTCTATATATAATATATCCTTCCACTTCTACACCAGGTCTGCGTTTTCTATCTACAGGAACTTTCAGACGAAATGCTCGATTTCCTACAATCTCAGATAAAAGCGCAGATAAGGCTTTCGGTGGAACCATTGTGAAACTTTCTTTAATATCTTCAAGTTGAAACATTGGTTGGCCAGAATATTTTTGTTTCAGAACTTCAGAATCATCTTCTCCTCGAAATAGTTTTCGGATAGCAGATTTCAACTCGGATTCACGCCAGCGGACTGAATATTCATCATATGTAGTTGTATCTAAATCATCCAAATTTACTACAGTTCTTTTTGCACATTCATATTCACACGTCTCAATCCAATCACATACATTTGTAAAAGGTGTATCATTAATATCAACTTCTTCGCGTACAACTCCCTGCGCATCAATGTGTCTCTGTGAAGATAATCCAGTTACGATAATTGCGTCACGATTTAGATTACAGTCTAGCGCATATCTTTTTAATACGCGCGTAACACGCCCCACCATCATAGCCTTTGACATTGCATTACGATACATATATAAATCAGCTGTTTCTGTATCCTGGTCCTCATTAAATAGATTCACAAGAAGATGTATTGTACAATTCCTTTCTTCTTCTTTCATAAGTGCGTGTGAGCAAGTACGAATACCACGCCCCAAAACTTGTTCCATTTTATTTAAGTGAAACCAGCTATCAAACACATAAATCTCACGAACAAAACGAAAATCAATACCTTCTGAGGCAACTTGAGAACCAATAATGAATTTCACTTCTCGACCATCCATATTTGTTTTAGCACGGGCAGCCTGAATAGCTTTTGTATTATTTGGGGAAATATTTACGCTACCTGTGATTAGAATATATTTGGCTGGTATGAATTTATGTCCAGCTCCCGCGTGTACCTTTTCACGTCTCGAACAGAGAGCACACTGCCGCCCCTGGCCATCTTGAATACCGTTTAAAAGCAGCGGTTTTCTATCGCCCCACGGTGTATAACCATTTGCCTCTAAAGCTAATGCAAGAGGAAGCGCACCAGATTTAATAAAGCGACTATATACAAAAATAATCCCCTTCGCCTTTTGAGCACGTTGAAGAGTTATTTTTGCCTTTGGAGATACTGCGCCTAAGTTTGCAGCCTGTAGCCAGACAGGTTCCTCACGACGAGAACGAAACTGCGACAATCCGCTACCACCCATATCTTCAAAACAACTATCAAACCCTGTATCACGTGTACCAATCCCAGCTTCAGAAGGGAACAACCAGTTTCCTGCTTGAATCATCTCATCAATGCTATTAATACCAAGACTACCAGATTCAATCGCATCGGATGAGATTTGTTGATATTTTACCATTGAATCTTCTTCAAATCGCACCGGTACAAATGGTAAACGTTTCATACGCTCTCGTTGTTCTTGAGGGATTGATTTGGCATCAGGGCTATTCTCAGGCCAAGTAACAAGAGGTGGTGTTCCGTCTGGCATTAAACGTACAGGAAATGATAGAGGATTTTCACCGCGCATAAAACTCACATAGGCATTTGCTGCAGCGCCAAGTATTTCTTCTCCACTACGATGACCCTCTTTTGCCTTTACAAACGCCCCTGTTATTGGAACAAAAATATCACGCTCTGAAAGTGTGACTTTCTTATCATTCATAAGTAAAAGATTTAATAAAAATATGATTTCTTTGTGTGAGTTGTACATTGGAGTACCAGACATTAATAATAACTTCATTCCTTCTGCCGCCTGTAGTACCTTAATAAGACTGGGTGTCAACTTCTTTCCAGCTTGTGATTCACTCATTTCCATATCACCCCCAGGATTATCTACGTTTTCTTCTGCGGATTCAGCGGGATTATCTCGCAGATTGTGTGCTTCATCAATAATAACAAGACGTCCACTAAATTCTCTACGAAGAATACGATCACGTTGACGTGTAGCAGCTTCTGCTATTTGTTCAAGATCTCTTTCTTCTTCTAAATCTTCTTCGGATATGTTCTCACCTGCTGTACGCTTTGCGCGAAGAGCAATCAAATCCTTTTGAGCTTCTGTGGCCTTTTCTTGAATACTTTTTGGCACCTGTCGTAAGAGTTCATCAATCATTCGGTGGAATTGTATGTATCCCATAAATAAATATCGAGAATTAATGGATTGTGTTACACGATTTGAAATTTTTGCACGATCGCGCTCAATTTCAGTTCCTGTGCGTTTCAAATAAGAATTTCCTGTACATCCCTTTGCGGTATTAGGTTCCATTGTATCCTCAGAAGGAATACTAAGCGCCTCATCATCAAAAATCGTTCTACGAAATCCGGGTTGAATATTTCTCGGAGCAACAATAATAACTTGTCTGCGAGGATATGAACGAAGATAGTTCTCAGCTACAGTAATAGCCGCACACGTTTTACCAACCCCCACGCCGTGAAATAAAAGAGCAGATAAATATGGGCATTGTGGTGATAAAAACCGGCCAATAAAACGCTGCACTGGTGTGAGTTCAAACTCATTATCTGGATCACACGGATTTACACCATCGCGTTCTTGTTCTATAATACTATCTTGCCTATTTTCTGCAAACTCTTGTTTCTGCATAAGTTTCTCTGTAAATCGCGGATCGCTTGTATCAGGATATAATCCTGCCATATTTTCCCATTCATCCATTTCTTCCATAATTCGTGGAAATAGGCCTATTTTTGATATTTCTTCTACCAAACTTTCACGATCTGTTAATGGCAATGTTTCCCATTTAAGAAGTATTTCTTCTTTACGAGCTTCAGCTGACATCTATTCTATATACGGTTAAATATTAAAGTTAAATATTACTGCCGCAGATTTAATGCGAGAGGACAATATGTTTGTAGTATTTTATTAACCCGGAGCAACAAGTCGCGTTTTTCTACGTGTTCAGGGCGAATATGTGTAATAGCATCTTCATAAGAAAACCAGCGAATTTGTCTAACTTCTCTTTTTATGTGTTTATTATTTTCAGCAGCTATTTCCACTGTTTCTTCTCCTATTCCAGCTGGCGTGTAAACAATATAATATTTATGAGAATACTGAATATTATTAGTTCCGTGAAAAATTTCCACAATCGGATCCATATTTCGTATAGGATATACATCTCGCTCATTTATATTTGTTTCTTCCCACATTTCACGCATAGCACACGTATATTCTGATTCATAGTTGTCACGACGCCCTTTAGGAAATCCCCATTCGGGTTCTTTCCAGGCTGTACATTTACTAATTAAACTTAAAAGCTGTGGACGTATAGCTTCTAGTTTTAATTTCGCCTGTTCTTTTTCATTTTTATAGGCGTGTGAACCTTCTATAGGTGGTCCCCATAGTTCTTCCCATAAAGAATCAAAATCTTTCGTTAGTAATTTGTTGTGTTCTTCTCCGGTCATACAGGATAAATGTTGTAAGATATAGTCAACATCATTTGTGCGATATTTACCTCTCATAATCTCTATAAATCCAATTGTATCACGTCGCTGAATAAGAAGAAACTCAATCTTTGAATGTACTTCTTCTAGACCCGTAAGATTTCCTTGAAGAAGCGCTTCGGCTTGTTTCCAGTTATCTTGTATTCTAAATAATATTGCTCCGTAACTTGTAATTGGTTGTTGGCATTGTTTTGATTGATGGCCTTTTTCTGAACAATTTGTACAAATTATGCTAGGTGGAAAAAATATTTTATGTTGTTTCATGATGCGCGCCGCTTACCTAAATAAAAGAATAGCATTCGCGTTTAGGCATACCATTAACTTTACATTACCTTAACCAGAAGAAATGAGATTTCCTCCTTCTGTATGGGGCCCTATATTATGGCATACAATTCACGTGGTCGCCCTTTCATACCCGAGTAACCCCACATACGGCCAAAAACGAGCTGCAAAGGAGTTTTATGAAAGTTTGAGCGAACTGATTCCATGCCCAATCTGTCGTGAACATTATAAACAGCATCTTCAAAAACTACCATTGTCCCCGCATCTTGATAGACGTGATGATTTATTCCGATGGACCGTTCAACTACATAATGAAGTAAATACAATGTTAGGAAAGCCAACCGTAACCGAGACAGAATCTATTAATTTTTATACACGTATTGGTGCACGCGAGCGTTCTCCATTTATAACGCAGGTGGATTTTGAAGAGATTGATTCTAGATCTATGTTAAAGGGAGCTATTATAGGTGCCACTGTAGTTGGTATGGCGGGTGCTCTTTTATGGTGGACAACACGTGGTGAAAAAGTCTAACATCTAACTAAGATGGGAAAGCGCGGAGTAAGCCGAAAGGCAAAGGCCCATATTCGATATAAGCCTGAAATTTATGAAGGTCTTCAAATTCCCGAAGGAGAGGCAAAAGAAGCAAAAATCAATGTTCGTGTAGTTGTTCTTGAACCAAAACTCACAAATGATGAAATCAAAGCACGAGAAGGAACCTATTTTACAGACAAAGATGCCGATGAAATAATTGATGAAGATGCCGATGTGTATGGAAAAGATTCATCTACGGGTGAGAAAAAGCTTCTGGCACGTTTTCGTAAACACGTATTACCAAATGACTTGGTAAAGACGGGCTGGGAAGCCTATTATCAAACGGCGGCAGCTTCTCGCAATCGTGGGGCCGCAGCAGGACCGATCAAAGTTGATTCCAACTATTGGAAAAAACGGAAGCCAGTGGAAATCAATAAATGGTCGGCCAGATATCAACAAGATGGCAAACTATCAAAAATGCGAGTGAATAATAATGTATTTAGCTCGGTGTTAGGATATTTTGAACAAACACCTTTTATGGGTCTTCCTTGTCGTCTTACATCATACACTCAAAAATACTTTCATCAATATAAACACGGTATTCCTTTTATTCAGGCCATTGATGCTGCTTTCAAACGATTAATTCCGGATAAACATAAAAAACAATTAGCTGCCGTGAAAGAGAAACCAACTTATCAAGTTGCCGACACGGCATTTTCATCTATTACAATAAATCGGAACTTTCGCACTGCCCTACATATGGATGACGGTGATTTTCGCGAAGGATTTGGAAACTTATCCGTCATTGAGCGTGGCAAATATTCTGGTGGGGCAACAATCTTTCCTCGCTACAAGATTGGATTCAATGTACGAACTGGCGATTTTTTGGCGATGGATGTTCACGAATGGCATTGTAATACGGAAATGTATGAAAGCCCCGAGGATAAAAAATATAATAAGGCACTTCCTAAAATTCATCACGATGCCATTGAAACTGGGACAATGGGTGGTGAAAAACCATTTACTCGTATATCATTTGTATGTTATCTCCGTGAAAAACTACGAGGTTGTAAAATAAAAGAAACACAAGAATATTATAAACGTATTCAATTCCATCCCGAACGTGGTGATTTGAAAAAAGGGACTACACGTAAAGCATAGTGTTAGCGAGATAAGTATTATAAAATACCGAATTTAAACGGTATTTTAAGATACACAGGTACCACGAATTTCCCTATATGTGTTAGCAATAGATTAGTATGTCATATTTACCCGATATTTGGAGGCAACCAACTGCAGGAGTACAACAATCTTATTATAATGCTGCGGGGCGTGCTAATGTGGGACAGTTTTCTCGAGGTTCATCATTTATGGGTATGCAACTATCGTATCCTACCTGGACACCATTTATCACAAGCTATTCTAATATTTTTTCAACACTCTTTTATGCCTCTCTTGTTACTTTTGCAATATTTCTTATATTAGTTTTTATACACGCCACGACATATCCTATTTTCTCCTTTTCTGATGATACTGGATTGGTTTCTGTACCAACTGTCTCCGACTACCAAATATCATTTACAAAATCACCCGCCGCATCTGATCTAAGTGGAAACTTTTTTGATGTTCCCGTCTGTACATATACAATCGGTATGGATGTATTTTTGAGTGGAAACTTTCAAGCTTCAACTCTTCCGCGTGTGTTGCTCTATAGAGCTTTAACGAATAGTGTATCACCACCTCAAACCGATACGAAAGCAAATCTTGTTACACGATTTCCAGATTCCAATATCATAGTCTGGTTAGACCCTATCAAAAATGATCTTTTTGTAAGTATTGTGACCAGTAGTGATGGGACTGCTGCAACTAGAAAACTTGAAACTATATCGGCGATTGAAAATGTTCCTGTTAAAAAGGTATTTCGTGTAACAATTGTTTTTACTCAACAAATTCTTGAAGTATATATTAATAGTAACTTAGAACAATCAATGGCACTGAAACATCCTCCTAGTACAGTTTCCAATAAATCTGTATTTTTTCCTGTTATTTCAAGTATAGGACCAAATGTATTAATCTCACATCTAGTATTTTGGCCTCGTGCTCTTAGTGTGCGCGAAGTACGAGCAGCTGGGGATCCCATTACGAATGATACCTTTTATTCAAAGAGTGCTTTTTAAATCCCGTATTTCGGTAGATGGATTTTCAGTCGTGGATATCACGATTACAAACACCAAGTTACATAGGAATAGTTATAATACTTGTGATAGTGTTAGTTTTTTATTTTGCTCCTAGTTATGGTCGAAAGATTCTTGTAACGGCAGAAGGACCTTTTTCATTAGAATCTCAGCAAACAATTATTAGTGATCAAGCATCCAAAGCTTATTATTCAGATAGTAATGGGAGTTTTTCCTGTTTTGTATATTTAAGCCCTATGAATCGTACTGGAACATATTCGACGTGTGGGACAAATCCAAATCAGGCATCGTGTGCGGATGGTACATTTGCTCCATGTCAATGTGATGCAACTTCGGGTGATTGCGCTAAATGTAATCATTTGGGTTATAATCAAGTATTTAGTATAGCTGGGATTGTTGGATTAGAAGTATTAAATGCCCCGGATGCGAGTCGTCAAGGAAAGGCGATGGCACAGCTTATTATAAAAACAGAAGGCGCCCCTCTTTCTGCTGGAGCAAGTGCCTCACAAAAATATATTGAAACACTCGTACTTCCTCCGATTTCTCTTCAAAAATGGATGATGGTTTCCATCGCACGTGAAGGACGTCGGTTTGATGTATATTTTAATGATAGAATTGTTCTTTCACAAAAAACAATGTTTATGCCAATATCGAATATATCAAACACGAATTTCAGGGGAATTACTTCCGGTTCTAATGGGCTTGTGGGGAATATTGCCTTGGCAAATGTCTATAACTATCGTCTTAGTAGTCAAGTTGTATTTGCTAAATATAAGGAATTTGCAGATACGCGTGGACGCCCTTATATTAACTCTACAGCAAATCCTGTCAACACTTCAGAAAATCCTAATTCAATAAAGGATGCTGCTGGATTAACTCCTACATTTTTATCTGGCTATTCTCTGGGGTCTTTTGTTCCTGATATTAAAATATGCCCTCCCGAAGGCTGTTTAAGTACACCTGCTATACAACCAGCATCGCCATTGTATGATTGGTCATCTTAACAATCTAGTTTAAAGAGTGCTTATTTTCTAGATAACACGGTAGAAGTATGGAGTACAATCAGTCTCCCCAGTATTATCCAAATAGTAGTGGTGCTCCAAAAGGTTTTGGATTATTAACCCTTATTTATGTATTTATAGGTCTTATAGCAATATACTTTCTTTATAGATTTTTATACGTAACTGTTGATAATAAGTCGACTCTGCTTGTAGGTGGGAAACGCGCAGCTGATTCTTCTCCTGATAAACTTCCGACGATTCCTACACCCTATGAAGGAGGTGATTATTCATTTAGTACTTGGATATATGTAAGTAGTTTTAATAAAAATAGAAATGCGCGTAAGCATATATTTGAACTACAAGGAAAATATTTTTCTACATTGTTAGTTGGCCTTGGTGCATTTAAAAATACATTATTTGTGCGCACACATACAAATGATCCTAGTGTAGAAGGATTTCAAGCTAATACAGGTGCTGCTGCTACAGGTGCTGCTGCTGCTAATACAGGTGCTGCTGCTGCTGCTGCTGCTGCTGCTGCTAAAGCTCCTGCTGCTACAGGTTCTGCTGCTACAGGTCCAACAGCTGGTACTACTTCTGCGGTTCCTCCAAATGCTTCTGATAAAATTGGAAATTTATCTGCCACTACGATTTCATCGATGTTTGCGCAACTAGCAATGGGTGATCAGCTTTTAGATACACCCCCTATTTGTGATCTTCCCGAGATTGATCTTCAACGCTGGACTATGATTACAGTAGTTCTATCTGGCCGCACAATAGATGTATATCTTGATGGTAAGCTCAGTAGGTCTTGTATGAGTGGTTCCTTCTATAAAGTAGATCCTACCGGTGTAAAAGCTGTTCTTACAGAGCGTGGAGGATTTGATGGTTATACAGGTCCAACCTCTGTAGCAAACTATGCAATGAATCCAGATGAAATTTATAGGGCATATCTTGCTGGCCCAGATGGAGGAGGAAGTATAGATTTTTTTGGCTGGTTTATTTCACTTTTCAAAGGTGGGTCATAACTAGAGAATGAGTGATTACAGCAGTTATTCAACACCTGGAAATCCTTCCGGACAAATGGTAAGTAGTTTAATGACACTTGTAGTGATTGTTTTAGTTGCCTTTACGGTTGAGCTATTATATAAAACTACAATGGATGCTCGCAATCGTTTTCAAACTTTATTAGATTATACAGCAAATGCCGAAGATATGACACTAGCAATACATCAAGATATGAGTAAATATACTGATGCAAAACCGATTGGATTATCAATGAATGAACGCACAGGGATAGAGTTTGGATATTCGTTATATCTGTATGTAAATCCTTCCACGTTTGACGGGACAAAAACATTTAAACACGTATTTCATAAGGGGTATGCGTGTCCTTGGCCACTTATGGGACCTGGTGTCTTTTTTCATGGTGATACAAATACTCTCCGTGTTATAATGAATACTTATAAAAATCCTTTTACATATGTGGATGTAAAAAATATTCCCGTACAAAAATGGTTTCATCTTGTTCTCAATAGCTATAAAGGGGGTATTGATATTTTTATAAATGGTAACTTGGCCAATCGTATTAATTTCACAGATACATTGCCATATCAGAACTTTCAGGACATTATTATGTTTTCAACAACACATATGAATAGTCTTCGTGGCTCTGGTATTCCTGCACTCAAAGATGATGATTTTATACTCGATGGGCCTTTTAAAGGCTATATTTCTAATTTAACATATGCCCGGTATGCGTTATCTATAGGTGAAATCCAGAATTTAATGGCGGCAGGTCCCTCTTCTAAATTAAAGCAAAAGAATATGGATAAACCTCCCTATTTGGGCGATGATTGGTGGACAAATAGTGCCTAAAATTCATAATAAAATACCCTTAAAAAAGCTTCTAATAAAAGCTTTTTTAACGGCTTAAGCATAATCTCTTCATTTCCAGTAAGGATTCTATGGGCGGAGGTTTACGAGTATTAGTCGCATATGGTTCACAAAATGTACTATTAAGTGGAAACCCACAAATGACTTATTTTTATAAAGCATTCAAGCGATACTCGCACTTTTCAATGGAAAGTATTACAGTTCCTCTTGATGGTCCAAATGAACTTTCTTTTGATCAACCTATACAACTCCGGGCAAAAATACCTCGTCAAGCTGATCTTCTTTCGGATATGATATTTACATTTACAATCCCAGATATTTACAGTAAATATATAACACCAAATCCACCAAATGGGCGAATCTGTCAATCAGAATTTCAATGGGTTAGATATCTTGGAGCAGCTATCATACAGAATGCTTCCTTTTCTATAGGAGGACAGAAAATCCAGGAGTTTGATGGGGCATATTTATTGAGTCGTGCTCTTCTCGATTTAGACCAGGATACATTTTTAAAGTGGAAACAACTTGTGGGTGATGTTCCAGATTTAGTTGAACCAGCACTGGGTCAATATGCAGGCGGAATATCGCATACAGGGTATCCTACAGTTATTTTGGATAGCACAAGAACGAATCAATTAAACCGTCCTTCTATATTTGGACGAAATATTCATATTCCTCTTTCCTTTTGGTTTACAGAATCTCCATCACAAGCTCTTCCATTGATTGGACTTCAATATCACGAGTGTGAAATAAAACTCACACTCAATCCAATATCACAACTCTACACGGTACTTGATGCATCTGGATATCAAGTAAATCCCGATTTTAAAATGAATGCTACTTTAAATCAAATTAATACAAATCGTCCTAACTATTCTTCAGTAACAAATACGGATGCCCAAATACGCAACTTTTTCACAGATATCAATACTAGTGTACCGGCGTTAAATAGTTGGTTCATTAACCCAGTTCTTCAATGTACGTATATTTATCTTCCAAAAGAGGAGCAACAAATCTTTGCAACGAGGCCACTTAGTTATATGATTCCACAAGTAACTATGTTCCCTTTTCCAGGTCAATATACACGACAAATCCTACAACTACAGGTACATAACCCTATTACGCGTCTCATATTTATTCAAAGACGTTCTGATGCAGCATATCGAAATGACTTTGCTAATTTTACAAATTGGTATACATATCCTTATGCTCCTTTTTCTCCAACACCAAATGCTTCAAGTAGTTTACAACAAGGATCGAGCTCTGGTACATTTATTTTAAACGCACAGCAGGATATTATTCGCAGTTTACGTGTTCTTTGTGATGGCAATGAGATTCAAGAATTAAAATCAGTTGATTATTTTACGCGTATTTCAACATATAGATATACAAAAGGTATTGGTCAAGATGGTCTTCCTTTATATTCATTTCAGCTGAATCAATCTCCTACTCAGGCATCTGGTTCTATCAATTCAAGCCGTATTAAATCATTTGAAGTCGATATAGATGTATATCCGCTTCCACTAGAACCCACATATACATATGATATTAATGTGTATGCTGAAAATATTAACTGGTTAGAAATCGTATCGGGTATGGGCGGAGTCAAGTATGCTATGTAGTCTTTTTACGTGTATCACGCAGACGTATTTCAGGATATCCACTTTTTCGCCTCGTATTCATTGAACATAAATCAGGATATTTATCTACAAGTAGTTTAGCTCCTGCTCCGAACTCTTTTAATTTACGAAACTCTTCATTTCCCCCCTTTTCAGTATAATACGATGTTTTTGGTGCTACATCTGAGAGACGAATGACAGCTCCGTCACGAATATAAAATAAAAGTGTTCGTTCATAGTCTTCTTTATGAAGTTCAATTGTATGTTTAATTCCTTTGGGACCTTTGGTCCCGGGATTGAAACATCCGTGAAAGATTCCAATAATAAAACGTAAATCAGTTGTATGTCCTTTTTTCATAAAGTATCCGTTTGCTATAGGATAAATACCCCATAAACTACAATTTGCTTTTTTACATTCATCAAATCCTCGTTTAATGACTGCTTTTAAATCTTTTAGCTCCACTTCATTGCGTTTGGCAGAAGGGCTCCATTCAATAAAGGATGATATGTCATCATCCATTTGTACGAGAGGTTTCCCGACGGGGAAATACTCAGAAATAAAAATGCGCTGCGGACCAATCTTTGGAACGCCTACAACAATCTTATTATATGTCTTACGATCTAAAATACTTTTATATTCCTTTTCTTCTTCTTTATTTGCTACAAAAATAAAAATGCGGCTCGGTTCTATTTTATAGTGCTGTAAGACCGCGAGTGATTTTTTTTTCAATATTTCAGCCCGTTTATAGGATGGAATGGCAACTACATAATCATATGTAGTTCTTTTTCTCGTACTCATCGCGCTCTGTTTTATAATTCTAAAAAAGTATTATGTGTTAGTATGGCGAGTTTCTTATCTGGATTGGGTATTACGGGTGTTTCTGCGCCAGATCCATCCGCTTATAAAAATGTACAGGCTGAATCATTAAACCTTACAGAGGCAAAGGGTGATTTAAAAAGTACGCTGACTAATATTGATTTTGCTATCAGCACTGCTGAAATGGCAGGTCTACCTACAAGTTATACTTCTTCTATAAAAAGTCTTCGCGCTGAAGCCGATAGTGCTATGAATTCAAACTTAAGTTCTGCTCAGCTGGCATCAAAGAATGCTGATATAGCAAAAAAACTTGAAGAGTCAAAAATTCAAGAAGCAGAAGCACGAAGAACTCAAAAAATAGATGATTTTACGAAGGCAAGAAATACTATTTCTGAGCGTGTAAAAGTGATTGTTGCGGATAAAACTACAAGTCCTGAACTTCTTGCTAAATTTAATAAATTATTAAGTGATGCTAATAACTCTTTAGACGATGCTAAAAAACCAGTAGTTGTAGCAAAAAAAGAGGGATTTCAAACAGCAACAGCAACAGCAGCAGCACCAGCAGCACCAATAATATATTCAGTAGATGACTTACTAGCTACATTGGATGATTTAAATGCAGAAAAAGAGAAAGAAGAAAGTAAAACATTTAACTGGCAGCGTTTCTCGAAAAAAGTTTTACGCATAGTGATGCTTGTATTATTTTATATTTCTGTACCTTTGGGATTTCTTTTTGGAGGAATAGTAACATCCAATATTTATGCGTCAGATCATTTCTGGGCAATAAAAGTTTTGTATTTTGTTTATGGCGCAGCTTTCTTTCCAGCTCCATTATTATACGGCGCTTGGAAAAAACCATTATGGCTTTCGGGTA